AATGCTAGGGAGGCTCCAAGTAGCCCGCCTTCGAGCTCACCGTCGAATGGAACCGCCGTGTACTTGCAGTTGTACATGCTGGCCAGGAACCTGTATTTGGATGACCCAGTGATTGTGTCCCCGATGATATTAAACTCCAGCTTCCTCGACGTGTTTGCGAGGAAGTCCGCACGCTCGGATGTCGATGTGAAGTACATATCGAAGCCTCCCTCGATGAGGAGCTTCTTGCCGTTGACAACATCGGCGCAGGTCTGTGATGTGTTGTATAGCCACAAAGATTCTGCCTGGTTATCGATCTTAAGGTTTAACGCCCCCACACGCGCGCCTATGGATACATCGTCAACCTCCACATCAGCATGGTAGAACATGAGTGGGTCAGGCGTCGGTAGCGTTGGCGAGAACGATGCCCGCGTTTGCTCGTTTTGGAAGAGCCAGTCCGTGGTCACAATGCCCTTGCCCTTGGAATCAAGCGATAATTCCAAGCTCTTAACAACACCGAGGTTGTATCCAAAGTAATCCACCCCGCGATTTTCAAACAGCGTGATAGACTTGTGCTGTGTTGACGTGGTCTTGCTGAATGTGTGCGTGTAGGCCGTACTGGTACTGTCCTGAGTGCGGCTATACGTCCCAAGCAAGCTGTATAGGATTTCTCCGATAGTCTGGGCCTCTAGGTCCATGACCAGCTTCGCCTTGCCGACTTTTCGCCCAGACTCCGGCGCAAACTCCCCGGAGACGGTGTTTGCAATACGGTCGAAGTCAACGTGATCCAGACCGAAGTCGATCATCGAGTCGCGGGCCACGTACAAATACCTTGTCGGCGCGGTGACGACCGTTCCCCTCGTAGTTTCCAAGGCGAGCCCGAACTGTTTTAAATCAACCGGATAATTTGCCATTTGATTCTCCTATAGTACTTCTTGGAACATGACCTCGACGTCCATCATAAACCCGACATACGGCTTTTTAACGAACGGCGGCCTCCCATACTCACCGCCGAATGGCTCCCCCCCAAACTCCACACGACTGACTACGGTATTGTCCGCATAGCCGCCTCGGCTTCTGTCTGTAAAAAGTTTTTCGCGGACGTCTTGCACCAGCTCTAATATCGCCGTCGAAGGATTTGAGTATGCCGTGTCAATGCCTTGAATCTTAAATCTTAATACCCCTAACTGCTTTGGCGTTGCCCCGACTCCGTTTACGGTGTAGCCAATCTCCTCGCCGAACACCATAAGAGCCGGGAGCTTCGTGCCTTTCGTTGTTTCCGGGTTTAAAAACTGTCGGCTGACAGTCGCCACTGTATTTCTAAACGAGTTTGCCACAGTTATGAGAGCGAGTACCGTGCCTACATTTGCAAGGATGCTCTCTGGGATAGGCGTTGACGTTGCCATTAAATCAACCCTGCACGCTTCATCGCGGCGCCAACAAGCTTATCTGCCACGAGGTTTAATTCATTCAATTCCTGGTTGCTTCGTATGTCAAAAAAGTCGCGCTTGTTGCTGTTGCCTGCCGCCTTTAAAGCTTCCTCACTCCGCGAAAAGAAAATTAGAGCCTTGCCTAACGAAACAAATTTTGAGGACATATTCCCAAGCATGCGCCCAGACCACGTAAGGTTAGGTTCTACCGATCTACCAGACTTAGACCTCCTAGCCTTATAGTCCGCCTGGTAAGGCTTAAACGGCGCGCCACCGGCGTCCTTACCCCCCAAAGTCCGCGAATGGATAATCCTAATACCTTCCTCTGCAACATCCTTCATTGTTGCGGAGCCGATGATCTCGTGTTTAAGACCTCGCAGGCTTCGCTTGATTGCCGCGATGTCGCCGGAGAGCTTGGCGATATTAATCTTTACCGTATAAGCCTCCCGCCAGTGATGCCGGATCGTCGTTCTGCGTTTTCGATTATATCGTCTTGGTCAAAGTCGAGCTCTAGGTCAGGGATAATCAGTTTCAACGTCTCCTCGAATTTGCGCCAGTAAACATCCTGCTTCTGATCCCAGTACTGGCCGACCTCAGTGGCCAGTTCTAAAGCTGAATAGTGCAACCCCAGAAACACGGCCGCCGACGTCAAGATATTTGGGTTTTTTATTAGGTCAAGAACCTCGGGGGCTATGTGGAACGACAACCCTGTCGCCGCCGTTGTTAGGGTTGCGGATAATCCTAGAGTTGTCGTCGAGACGGTACTGATATTATGGACCCCGATATCAGAACCGGTCTCTATCCAGAGCTTATCGTATGTGCTAACTTTCTGCGTCAGAAAACTTGAGCCCGCTGATGACACCGTTACCGATGATGCCGTACTAACCATGTCGTCGCCATCTTCCTTGGGATCAACGAGTGTTTTGTACTCGGAGTATTGCTGCCGCAAACGTCGCGCAATCTCGTCCTTGGCTAGGGTGCATTTATCGGTAATGGCAGTAACTCCCCAACTTGCGATATTAGGTTCCACGACTGCCATGTCGCTTGTAGTCGAAAGCGTGACATTGCTCCATACGGTCCTAGCCATGTTTCTTCTCCATTATGGACTCCGAGGCGCGCGATACCATTCCTCGCAAACGATTCTGCTCACCCTTTGATATAATCGCTTTGCCACGGAGCCTCTCGTAGTGGTCCTTGGCCAGTGCGTAGGCTTCGTCTTGCACAGACTTAGTAACATCAGTTATCTGCCCACTTGCCGCCACGTGTAGCGGATGACGCCTTGTCTGCTCGGCGGCTAGTATTTTCCTCGTCGGGACAAGCAGCCCATTCTTAACCTTCTCAAATAGTCCGAAACTTTTAGTCCGCATGCGTCAATGCCTTAATGAACTTTTCCTTGTCTGGATCGCCGTCAGGCTTTTCAGAATAGTTCCGTTTCGCCACGTTAAACGCCCCCTCATAAAGCGTCCTGTCCGCTTCAAGTATGCCAATATGTCCGCACTGTATCTTTGGGTCCACCCATACCTTGACACCCTTTTTGTGCATCTGTGCACACCAGTACATATCCTCACTTATACTGTTCATCTCGTTGAACTTATGGCCCACGATAGGATCAGGCCCGTATCGGAAATAGGGAAAGTCCAGCTTGTCCCACATGGACGCGCGCGTCATCACGCAACCGACGCCGATCACATCAGATCGCCATAGCCCGTCCTCTTTCCACGTGTGCGGCGACGTCCATCTTACAAGCTGATTGGGCCGCCCCTTGTGTTTCTCATC